TACGATAAATGCAGAAAGATATTTAATGGCTCTCGCAAAAGCAACTCACAAACCAACAATTGAAGTCGTCGCAAATCCTCGTTCAGAAAAAGGAATCACACCAAAACAAGAAGAGTTTTGTAGAATCTATGTTTGTGAAGACATCAGCCAGACAGAGGCAGCAGTAAGAGCAGGATATTCTGTAAAATCCGCCCACGCTATCGCTTCGCAATTACTCAATGGGCAACGATACCCACACGTCGTACAAAGAATCCGTGAGTTAAAGCAAGAGTTAGCTAAAAAATACGAGGTGAGTTTTGAAAGCCATGTAAACAAACTTGCAGAGATACGGGACGCATCTTTAGTTGCTGGCAATTTCTCTGCGGCTGTCACTGCTGAAAAATCTAGAGGCCAAGCCGCAGGACTGTACATAGACCGCAAAGAAATCATGCATGGTAATATAGATCAAATGGATAAAGACCAAGTTATGAAAGAAATAGAACGGTTGCAAAAAGAGTTCCCTGCTTTGCAGGTAGATAATACAGATGCTGTTTTAATAGAAAGCACAGCAGTAGATGTGACTAAACAAGACAAGTAAAGATTGGTCAATTTAATTATCTAAAGCTATACTATAAGTACATATATAATCGTAGAAAGGATTAGTAATGTTTAATAAGTTAGTAAATCAAATCACACACTTAAATGACCCATACAACTTTATCAGTTATTTTGGTGATGACATCAGGACGTACACAGAAAAATGGGAGGACACGCAACGTTTAGTTATTACTGAAAAAACTGTGCGTAGTAAAGTTATGAAGGATTTACCCCCTCATCGTTATGTACACGCATTTTTATACAACTTAGAAGACAACAACAATGATTTTATTAGTTGGTTTGAAATCATTCCCCACGACAAATCTAAAGACGAGCGACTTCTCGCACAAATTGTTTCTGCTATAAAAGAAATGAAGGGAACATTAGAATCTTCTCCTGTAGCGTATTCCGCATGTTAGATAAACCACTCCCTGACGTGCATTATTTCAACAAGGGTAAATCCCGTACAGTGTTGCATTTTGCAGACATCACCTCAATGGGCGAGGCATATATTGTGTACCGTGAAGATGGTATGCGTGGACCGAAAGAGTACAGGACACAGGGCAATATCAATGTGTACAATGGTTATGATAATGCTAAACAAGATTATGATAAACGTATTAACTTTATAAAGGAGGCTGGGTTTTAATATGGCAGATAGAAAGAAACATGGTATTTGGCTAACACCTGATACCAAAGACGCTATGGATATAGTGGTTATGAACTTAGAAAAAGAGTGGGGATTTAAACCCAACAACAACCAAGTGATAGCTCATGTGTTAAAGTCGTACACCAAATATGTGGCGACAAACAAGTTTATCTCATAGTGGGTATTAAACCTGAGTCACGAATGTGGCACAGATTACGTGACGGAACTAAGGACTTGAACGTGTTTTGGACACGGTTAGAATCATGGGCAAGTCCTGGTGTCCCTGACTTACATGGGATTGTAAATGGCAAGAGTTTTTGGATAGAATTGAAAGTCCACAGGTTAAAGTCGTTAAAGAAAATACAATTACGACCCCACCAGATCGCTTGGCAAATAAGATATGCTGCCGAATTTGGACAAGTTTGGAACTTGGTTGAGCAGCCTTCGTCAGGGACTGTCAATTTATTTCATGGTTCTAGGGCGATTGAGCTAGGAGGAGAAACCGAGGAGAAAGGAGATTTGATACCTGATTGGAGCTCCCCGATAAAATGCGATTACGAAGGTCTCCTCAAATATCTTCTATCATCTTAAGATTACGACGACTGTCTTTCGTCATCATTCATCGTCAATCATCCTCGGTCTATCCTTCATCGTCAATCATCCTCTATCCTCGGGCTTGATAAGACGATTCGTGATGATTTTTGACGATCTTGAGGCCTCGGGTGAAGGATAATAAAAGATAATAAAAGAGCATAAAAGACTTGTCAGTAAATTATGGTTATGCTAGAACAGTTATAGCACAGCCACAATGGCTCTGCATTAAGTCGTAGAAAGGACTTTAAAAATGTTAAAAGCAAATAAAAAATCTGCACCTAAACCATCAACTAAAACTAAGTCTGTTGAATTACTTGTAAGTGATAAAGAAATCACATACCAAGAAATCCACGCGTTCGTTAATAAATACGCTGGAGGCAACATGGGCAATGTCCAAATAGTTGCACTAGATAACGTAGACTTAAAAAACCCTGAGCCAGTTCCTTTTGGTTATGGTGGCAAAGGCGAGGGCGTTCGTGCCACGATCCAAAATTGGGCTTTGCATGGTGTTCCACTCGGTGCTGGCAAAGTTGACCGTTCACTACGAGCTGTCCTTACTAAAGCGAAAAAACTAGGTCATTCGTCAAGTAAACCTAATTGTATCCACGCACTCATGCACGGTGGGTATACACCGTCAAGCAAAACCTGGATGAAACCATTTGTTAAGCTCGTCGTTACTGCTTAACTTCCAGACCTACTTTGAGGGACGCATTTACTGCGTCCCTTTTTTTGTGCCAGATTACGATGTCTCCCGACAGATTACGACGACTGTCCCTTGAGGATCTTTGATGACGTGACCTGTTTATATATGTATAGATAGATATATAAAGAAGATATTTGATGACGGTCGGTTCTTATTTTCTCTTTTTTTATCTACGAGTGTTGTCTGCACAAAGGCATATATAGTAGTGTGGTGGCACAAATTAATTAGTAGTAAAGGACTATATAATGAAAGATAACCCTAGCGAACCTGATTACTTCTGCATAGTAGAGGTAGAAACAGGTAGAATTTTTCAAGTTCATTGGGACGCTGAAAAAACAATTAGAAAAATGGTGGCATTAAACGAAGATTCCCCACATTCTTCTTTTACGATAAAAATTAACTACTACGAAGGGATGAACTAATGAAAAGTATAAGCGAATTGGTTAACAACATCATAGAAGGTTGGGATCATGATCTTCCCGAGGTGCAACAAAACTTAAGTAGATATGAGGTTGTATGGGACGCAGTGCGTGAACGTGAGTTAGTACGTGACTATTACCTTACTGATGCATACCTTGAATCTTTGCCAGATAGTGAAGAGTTAAAACGTATTGAATCTCACCCAAAGTATGAGAGCTGATATGCTAGGAAAAATTTGGTTCTGGACACAACAACTCACCGCAGGTATTTGTCTTGTCGTGATTTGTATAGCACTCTTATTCGCTCCTCTTTTATGGGGGGGCTAATGTTCCTGTTAATTCTAATATGTGTGGTCATAGTCGCTATGGTCACACTTATCCACATATTGTATTAATCTCAGGCAGCTATTAGATTACGATAGCTGCCTGAGATTACAACGTCTGTCTCCTTTTTTCTCTATCATGAGACATCTATACGCGCATCTATATACTATATATCATCGCATATCGTCAAAAATCGGGCTAACCCACCTCGTCAAAAATAATTAAAAATAATTAAAAATAATTGTCAAAAGGGGTTGTGGTTAAATATATACTAGTATATAACAGTGTTATACCAACCACAAAGGTTGGTAGCCAAAATCCAGTAAAGGGGTAAAAAAATGGCAAAAGCACTAAAAAACAAAAACGCAACAGCAACGCCTAAAACCGTAGCAATGGCAACACCTGCAGGCCAAGTAAACGGCGCGGCAATTTGGGCATTTATAAATACCCATGCCGCAGGCCAAGCCAACAATGTAAAAATTGTTTTACTACCCAATGCCGCCAAGGGCGTACCATTTGGCAACAATGGCAAAGCAGGCGGTGTTCGCCAAACAGTACAAGGTTGGGTGCATAACGGCCACGCCAACGGCCACACTGTTGGCGCGGTATTAGGGGCAGGCACTAAGCTAGGCCACAGCCGCAAAAATCCAGTATGCTTAATGGCTTATTTAAATGGTGGTTACAGCCCTAGCTCTAGCACTTGGGGTACAGCCTTTGCCAAGCTAGTGGTCAGCCCACAGCCTACCAAATAGGTTACAGGGTTGGCGGTTTACAGCCGCCAACCTACCCACCAAACAACCCCCCCTCCCCCCAAACCCCCCCTGACGAAGAAGTCTGGTTAGGCCGTCAGGTGTAACCAAGTTTGACACAGTTCTTCGAGTCCCAAATAAATATTACCAAAAAACCGACTTTGACACACTTACCCCCTTACTGTGTATATTGATAATAGGTTCATTGCCCTCTGAAATTTTTCGATGTATATAGAATATATTGATTTTGATAGTGGGTTACTTTCGATGGATTTAGAATTAGTACCTGAAGACCAATTAAAAAAGTACGCTAATTTGTTAGATAGAGCTTCTGCGCTTACCCAGAGCGAGAAGGCTAAAGAAGATTTCATGACGTATACTAAGATGGTTTGGCCTGAGTTCATTAATGGACGCCACCACCGTATTATGGCAGAGAAGTTTAACCGATTAGCGAAGGGCGAATTAAAGCGATTAATTGTTAATATGCCCCCGAGACATACTAAGAGTGAGTTTGGCAGTTATTTATTGCCTAGTTGGTTGATGGGCAGAAACCCACGTTTAAAGATAATGCAGACTACGCAT